GTTCCATTCTTTTTTCTTCTGGTTAGCACCCATGACAAGCCCGATTGCACCTGCGCAAATAACACCCCAGAACAGTGCAATAATTGTCCAGATACTCATTCCAGTTCTCCTATGAACAGATCCACTTCTTCTTTCGTTGAAATTACCCGGCAATTGGCCCCGTGAAGAATAATGCGTTTATGGATGCGTACCTGATCCGCACGAAGCGTCTTGCCGGGCGCCTTCAGTTCCACGAAGTACACCTTAACTTTGTATATCACGATACGATCCGGCACGCCGCGAACGCCAGGGCTGGTGAACTTGAACGATATCCCACCAACTTCCTTTACGCGCTTCACGAAATAGGCTTCGATTTGCGATTCACGCATTACTCGCCCTTTATCGCCAAAAGCAATATCTTCACCCCGCAATAGAAAATAACCGGTGCTGCTCCGCAAACGAAAATGCCAACCGCCCCTATAATATATTTTGCGTCCATGATCACGCACGCGTAGCCTTGAAAATCGTCACCTGACCGCCGGCATGGCGAATCTTATTGGCGAGCTTTACGGCTTCGTACCAGTTGGTAGTGGAAAGAAGGATCTTCGAATTCGTATCGCTAACAACGATGTATTCTTTCATTATTCCCTCATGACGCGAACAGATAACCGTAAAGCGCACCCAGCAGGATCACGCCCACAGCGCACGCGACGATATCCCAGGCGTGCTGCTTCGGCGCCGGCGGCATCTGGAAGCGATGGTAAGGCCCGAACGCCTGCTGCGTGGTGCGGGGCGTGGCGCGGTAGTGCTTGTTATCCCGTGAAAACATGTTCTCTCCTTTGTCTGAGACTTCAGTATAGCAATTGCTGTAGAGTTGTCAATCTTTTCTGTACCGGTAAGATTCAAACCCGGCAGCGGCGAGCGGCAAGCCTTCTGCCCAATCCGGAACCGCGGACATGATCCGCGACAGATCGCTCGCGTTATACCGTTCCTCGTCCCGCGCATAGGTCAACAGTTCATCGTGAACCGGAACCACGATCCGGTAACCCGCATCCAGTACCGACTGGTAGCAGTTCTTGAAGACATCGCGCGCAACGGCCTGTGTACAATTTTCGCTTAGCTTACCGCCATAGGTAGAAATTACACTCCACTTGCGCGAGTACTGGTCGATCCCCTTGTAAGTCAGTTTGTCTCCGGCTTTGGGGTTTGCGTAGGAGATGGAGCGACCGGACGGCAGCATTAAGCGCAACCAGTTACCCTGTTTCTGGATGACCAGCTTACCGGCTTCGTAAATACGGCCCGGATTGTCTACGGCATTGCTGTAGGCACTTTCCAGCGCCGCCCACAGTTTTACCGTCTTCGGATGCGCGCGACGCCACAAACGTTTGAGCGAATCACAAGCTACGAACACCTCACGTGGAAGGCCGTACGTCGACCGCTTCGTCTCGATAGACCAGTTCCAGAAATTTATGGCTTCGTCCGTTACGTCATCCGGCAGGGCCAGACCTGAAGTCATCTGCTCCAGATCTAGGTTATAGACCGCAGCGAATGTGATGAATGACCCAACGCCGCCTCCAAAACCCATTGCAAGCTCCAGGACCTTTCCAACTTGCCGCCTCGCTTTTTCGATAGGGACGCCAAACGCGCGAGCGTACGAAGCCAGATACAAGTCTGGACCTATACCCGCATCGAAGTACTGAAACGCTTGTAGCTTCCATTCTTCCCCCGCTAACCATGCCAGAACCCGGCCTTCGATGTTGGACAAATCCGCCACTACCAGTTTCTTACCCGGCGGCGCGATGATGACGCCACGCATGGTGTTCGCGCACAGTTCCATCACGTTTTCCGTGAACAGATCCGCGCTACCCGCCTTTATGGCTTCAATCCCAAACTCGATATCCTCTGCTGCAAGCGTTGGGCGCATCAGGTTTTGCGGTTGAAATAGCCTCCCTGCATCCCGCCCAGTGCGACCAGCTCCTGAAAACTGTATGACTCCTCGCAGAAATCCGTCAGAGGAGGTTGCCCGGACGAGATTGTTATATTTTGAGACGCTGCTTGTGCTTGCGGCGAGGCGTAGGGCGATAAGTTCCCTAACCCCGTCGGGTAATAAAGGGTCCGTGAGTCTGCGTTCCAAAGTGTCTGATTTGAGATCGGGGAGTGAAACGCCATGTTCTGCCAGTATGTGGGCGAGGAGCGCGTCTCGTTTAGTGGCTGAAGATACCACGCCTCCGGTTGCTTCGTCAGTTCGTGCAGCGAGCGCAGCTTGCTCCCGGTCCACCGTTTCAATTGCAGCCTTTGCCAGTTCGATATCGACATAGATACCTGCCTGATTGATCTGTTGGTCCAGTTGCCAAAGCGCCAGTTCCGATTCGTTGTTCGGATAGTTCCACTTCGGCATTTTCTTGTGCAGTTCGCGCATCGCGCGAATATCGCTCTTCGCGTACTCCTTGAACTCTTCCCACTCCGCCGGATGCGTCTCGCGAGTAAAGCGCCGCACTTTACTGTTAGCGGGACGCGGCATGCAGAACATGCGGATAAGCTGTTTGCCCCTCTTGTCTTTCGCCACATCCTCATCAAGACGGAAGATCGAACAGAGCGCATCAAGCGAACCGGGTAACCCGTGGCAGAGTGCCTGCACCATCGTGTCGCGATGGTCCACTTCTAGCATATGCTTATAGATATGTGGCTGAGCATGGCGAAGCACTGGACGGTCAAACATACCGGAGTTATGGCCCCAGTACTCATCCGCCATATCAATAGCATGGATCAGTTCGTCAGGCATAGCACCTGGCGCGGTAAGATCCCAGACCGAAACTGGCCCGTCGTCAACCGCCCACGCGAACAGCAATATCTCTGCGTTCTCCGCGTACCGGTGCGCGCCGTACGCGATTGGGATTTCACTCCATGTTTCGATGTCCCACCACAAGCGCATTTTGTTATCTCCTTTGTTGGAAAGGCCCTTTCGGGCCCCTGTTCACTCAAGCAAGGTCCTCGGACTCTTCCGCTTCCACGCTATCAAAACCGTCATCCGAAGGACGCGAGGCCCCTCCGAACGAATCGCCCGGCGCGTGGTACTGAACGCCCATCAGACCCGAACGCATACCGCGATGCGCACCCACCTGTGCCCAGATTTCAACCTTGGCGTTGACGTAGCAGCCTGCGTAGATCACACCCTCATCGCCCTTAAGACGCTTCGCTTTGCCTGTGGATGGATCGGTAACGTTATGCAGGAACAGCGGCGCGCCATCCTTGGCTTTCCGGATACCGGACAGCGCATAGCGGTCTTCGAATCCGTCATACACCTCACCTGACTTGTCCTTCTTGTTCTTCTGGTAAGCGAACGCTTTTTTGTCGCCCCGGATGTCGTCAAGCATCGTTTTCCAGTTTTTGCCCCAGTTCACGGCTGCCTCTTTCTCGATAGCGGCCTGAATCGCCTTGTCGTTATCGCTGCCCGGTTCCACGATGAACGTGGCGCTGTGGCGGAAATCGCCCTTGCCTTCATACTGGCCGGGCGTGAACAGGTTTTCAATGAAAGCGATGCGTACATTCTTCAACAGAACTTGCGTACCCATAATTTACATCTCCTTTAACAAAGTTCGAATCCGTCATCGACGGGTTTGATTTCCAGAGCCGGACGCTTGTCGCTGTCCAGCGCCACATGAGGCTTGCCTTCAGCCTGTATCACAAACTGTTCCACCTGCTTGAAGCGTCGCGGCGAGCGTTTCAGCAGTTCAAGAATCGGCTTTGGACCTAACAGTTCCTTCTTGTAGATCTGGTCAACCGGAAGTTTGAATTTCTTCAGCAGGGCTTCCGCCTCCTTATCATTGCTCCAGGCGCGGTTACCGCGCTTGCCGGCTACCACCTTCAGGCCGGGAATCACGACCCCGTTGAACAGTTCGTGTTCCACCCGGGCGCGAACGGCATTAATCCAGTCTTCGATTGTTTCCAGCTGGGCGAAGAAGTGCCCCAACTGATCAACCGGAATAATGTTGGCACTGATCGTTGCATCCTCATTGTTCAGTTGGTCGAAAGACGCGCCGATTGCGTCCTCCACGTGCTTACGGCGTGCCGGGCAGACCGCGCTCGCCTTGCACCATTGGCAACCTTTCTCGGTGACACCGTAGTCAGCATCAAGTAACGTCAACTTATCGTTGTGGATAGCTAACGCTTTTACAGCAGCCGGACTCGCGACAGTTTCAACCCATTCGTGAATCACGGCTGGCGTAACCGTCCATTCGCTATCCCCACGCAACGGCTGCTCGATCACGAGCGTGATTTCAGAGAAGTCCTCCACGAGACCGAACTTCTCCAGAACCCCTGATGCGTACATCAGCAGTTGGGGGTTCATTTCGGCAAGCACTTCGCTATAGCCGAACTTGGCGTCTATGACATCAGCTGTCGAATGGCCATCAGGCCAACCAACAATGAGCACAACGTCACCTGTACCAGTAGCGTCAGTTTCTCCCGTGATATGTTCGATGGGGAGGGATTGTTCAAGCTCGACAATAACGCTGCATCCGAGATTGCGGTAGTTATCAATACGAGCGCGAACGTTGTCAACGACAGTCTGGACATCTTTTGCGAACTCCTCATCAATAGAGTTGCCGAAAGGACCCACCTGGCCGATATACTTCGCCGCCTGCGTAGCGTTCTCCAGACACGTAGTCAGCAGATCATGTTTATCAGACCCAAGATCCGCTGCCGTCTTGTCACCTTCCGGCTGTCCGATCTGTGCGGCCAGAGAGTTGGCGCATGCGAGCCATGTAGACGAGTGGCTTGGGCTTGCGATAGCGTGCTTAGCCAAGAGCGTTCTCCACGGAGGTAACGTAAGCGGTCCACTGGTCGGCTTGCAATTGGTCGGCACGCTTCACGCCGAACCGGGCAAGAATCTCGATCACGGCTTCGCGGTTCTTCTGCGCCAGTTTCAGCGTCAGGGGCTTGACGTGGTCTGCGTATGTGATTTCCTCAACGGCTGTGCTTTCTTGCGCAGAATCGTCCGACGATTGCGTCTCCGCAGACGTAGCAGGTGTATCCGACTTTTTTGCTTCGTCGATCTCCCGCTGAACGTTTTCCGCTTCACGATCCGGCGAGCCTGACGATAGCGGTGTGCTTGCCTCTCCGTAGTTCATGCCAGCTTGGACCGAACCGAGCATTGTCTTTTCCAGTGTCTGGATAAGACGCTCGATCATCTTCGTGTTCTCTTCAATACGTTGTTCAAGACTCATTTTCGTTACTCCGTGGCGTCAATCATGCGTGAGAAAAGTTCATGTGCACTGGCTTGCAGGATAAGAACCGTCGGTTCCAACTTCGCATGCCATCATTCCAAGAACGGCCAAATGCGGCAAGTACTGGATCGACACATGCCGGGTTGTCGCTGAACCGTTCGCCTGCGAACATTGAAACGACTTCGAGGAGGCAGTGCCCTTCCTCAGCGCTTGAATGACTGCCGTGGGCGAGAACTACGGAATCCAGATTGAGCATTCTTATCTCCTTTGTTGGGTAACGCGGATTGGAATTTACAGCGCGTGCTAGACCCTTGTCAAGCGAAATTTTCCAGTTGACATGCACATAGCATCTGCTATAGTTCACACATTTCCGGGAGTAATATGAATCTCACAAAATATAAACAATGGATGAAGGCGGCGACCGTGGAGCAGAAATCGACAGCCGCCGAAAAGGCCGATACCTCGCTTGCGCATCTCTACCAGCTCTCAACGGGTTTCCGCAAGGCAAGCCCTGATCTGGCGGCACGGGTAGAGAAGGGCATCGAAGTGGCGAATCGCGGTACGGAATTGCCTGTTATCCGTCGGGGTGATCTGGCGGAGACGTGTGCGAAATGCCCTTTCTATAAGGATTGCGAAAAGTGAGTACGCGTGAATCAGTGAAGCACCAGTTCAAGGACGTAACACCGGATGGAATTTACCTCATCCGCCGATTGCTGAACGCGGCCATTGATGCAGATCACAAGGGGGATCACATGCTCGCGGATCTGCTTACCGAAGCTGTAAAGGAGATTGAGAAATGGAGACGACCGGAGACCGGATCAGATCAGCCCGAACAAACGCAGGACTGAAGCAGTGGGAATTAGGTCAGAAAGCAGGCGTGTGTCAGGCAACAATCATGCGCATGGAAGCTAACCATACGGCATCGTTTTTCACAGTAGCACAGGTAGCAAAAGTATTGAAAGTATCCTTAGACTGGATCGCATACGGAGATAAAAATGAGAAAGACAATCATCAGCATCGGGTTTTTGTGCTTAACGGCTAACGCACACGCCTGGCAGTTCGAAGCCGGTGCCGGCGCAACACATTACGAAACTGAAAACGGGAGATGGTATCAAAATGGTCAACAGCAAAATTCTGTTACGAACAATAGCCCTGCGTTCTCTGCTGGCGTTACTGGTAGTTGGATGGATCGCGGGAACTGGGGTATCGATGGTCATGCTGACTTCGTATATCTGGGGCGTGCTGCCGCATCCTGCCATTGTCTTACCCGCGACGAAGATTACGCTGCCCACAGGGATGGCCCCCGCGCCGGCTTCAGCGGTTCCGGCAACGCCTACGGCGCATCCCTGACTGTGGAGCCCTACCGGTACGCGTACGGCCTGCGCTGGTCAATGGAAGCCGGCGCTTTCGTGTACCACTCAAGCTGGTCCGAGTCGGTAACCGGGTGGGCGGTCAACGATGCGCCTAAGCAGGATCTGCACCTCTCGTCTTCCAGCTGGAATGTGGCGCCCGTGGTTGGCGTGAGCGTAGGTACTGTCCCCTGGTCCATAAACTACCGCCACTACTTCACGGGTCTGAACAGCAAACGGCAGAACGTTCCGCCTGTGTGGAATGACGCTGATGTACTGGAAATCAAAAGGAGGTTTTGAGATGAACGAACCTGAACTGCGGGCATTCGCAAAATGCGTGGAACGAAACGAATCGCCACATCAAAGCTCGGGCCTCATTCGCCAGGCGGACGCAATTGCTGATTGCCTCTGGATTGATCGCAGGCATTACACCTACGTCGATACAAAAAAGGTCCGCTCAACGAACCCTGGATTTTGCTTCATCGCAGCTGGATGGCGACGCTGCGGATGGACAAAAAGCGGACTGTTGATACTCGAAAGGACTGTGCAATGACAGAAGACGAAATCAAACGCGCTCACTTGGAAACGACCGGCTTTGACTTGCACGAAAGCGAGTCAGCGCTTCTGGACTTCGCCCGCGCCATCGAGCAAGCCTGGTCCGCGCATAAGGCCTTCACGAGGGATATGTAAAATGAACGCGAAAGAGATAGTAAAACTCGCCCTTGGCTGCGAGTGGGAAGATACGGAAAGCGCAGCTCGGCGAGTAGCGGAAAAGGCGGAAGAGCTTATGGCTGCGCACGATACTGCACCCTTGGCGGCAGAGCGGGAGGCGCTGACCGACGAACATGCCGCGCGAATCTATCGCGGGGCCGCAGAGTGGACGAACGAATGGGTTGAGCGTGAGCCGGTCGAGCCAACGAAGCAGCACAGCGATGCGATGTTTGTGCACCAAGTTATTGCGCGCGTCGAATTCGCCCGCGCCGCACTCCATCCTGCCGCGTCAGAGCCGAAACACGACAGGGTCGCGGGCTACTTTGCTTTTCCGACTGTGATTGACCGCAGCCACCCGAACCAAGCCTATGTGACTTACGGATTTTGTGACGAAGAAACCTGCACGCGGTTCATCGCTGCCACGCGGAGGGGAAACTACCCTGCCGCGCCAGAGAAGACAGACGGAGAGGCGGCAAGCGAGCCGAACATGCGCCATCCGAAGATTCAGTCGATCCTCAGTTCAAGGGCTCGGTATCAGATCGAACTATCGCTGATTGAATCGCTGATTGATGATCCGGAGTATGAGTACACGCCTACGGATCACGATTACACGACGCGTTTGACTGAAAAGGTCGAGAAGTTCGTTCGAGCTAATCGAGCCAGCGAGCCGAAAGCACCATGCACCGAATGCGGCGGTAGTTCAACCATTCGGTGTCGGTCGAAGCATTGCCCGCAAGGCGAGCCGAAAGCTCCTACCGCTGAGAAGATGGTCAACCGCGCACGTGAGCACGGTATGGACCTTGGCAATAACCCTGTCGCATATGAGTTCTACAACAAGGAAACAGGTCATGCGATTGTCGACTACACGCGCTGGACGCATGCGGGGCATTTGACCGATACCGCTGGATACGAGGCACGACCGCTTGTGTACGCCAGCGAGCCGAAAGAGCTGACCGATGAGCAGATTTCGGAAATAGCATCCAATCATTATGCACGCTACGCGGAATGGCACGTCGATCTTTATTCATTCGCTCGCGCCATTCCCCGCGCTGCTTCTCCGCAAGTTAGCGAGCCGAGAGCGGAACACAGGCCGACCGCCGAGGATGCCTTCGCAGAGTTCAAGAATTTCCACCGCGCATTGTGCGAGCGATTCGATTACGTGCATGACGAACGGGACTGGAAACGCGACCAGATTTCTCTGATTGAGTGGATCGCGAAGAAGATCGAAGCCAGCGAGCCGAAAGCGCTGACGGCTGAGCAGCGCGAGGCAATCAAGAAATCCGTGCTGTTACTCGAAATCTTCGCAGGCCATGACAGCGGCGCTAATCTGCTGCTTCACTTCGGGAAGGACTGGCATAACCAAGCAAAGGGATTCGCTGACACGTTCCGCGCCCTTCTCCGCGCTGCTTCTGGCGGATCGGATGGTCAATCATGACCTTCGAAGAATGGCGCAAAGATCGCCTGACAATGTACGGCTATCCGCAGTACAGCGCTGAGGATGCTTGGGATGCATCCCGCCGCGCTGCGCTGGAGGAAGCAATTGAGGTCATCACGTCGTATCAGGTTCCAGTCGGCAACAGCGCCGCTGGCGAGATGGCCTGCGAATGGACTATGGACGCACTGGCGCAAGTGCGAAGTGCTATCCGCGATCTCGCAAAGGAACCAACATGAACGACGCTCTATTTCTCGCTTTCATAATTGCTGTCCTGTGGATCGAGATTCAGGACCGGATTTCACGTCTTTACGAAACCTGATACACTCCAGCCGTCTCCTTTGTGGTTGGTCTTTGGCCCGCATCCCCGTGCGGGCTTTTTCTTGCCTGTGGTTTCCTGATGCGGTATCCTGTGTGTCCCATGATGTACCACATTGGAGATACCGTGCTGATCACTGTCAACGACATCCTGTCCCTCATTCCCATTTCACGGTCGACGCTCTACAGGTGGATGGAAGGAACCGACTTCCCCAAGCCCGTACGGCTTAACGGGCGCGTGCTGTGGAAGTCCGAAGAAGTTCACGCTTACATTAATAGCAAGCAAGACGTCCAGAAGAGCGGGGGATCAGGCGCATGAGCGAAAAACCAGAAGTCAGGCATTCGTTCGATGCCTCCGAGATACCTGAAGAACTGAAAGCGCTTCCAAGGTGGCTGTTGTGGAAGCACGTCTGGATTGCAAAGGAGAAGCGCTGGAACAAGGTTCCGTTCCAGATCAATGGTCGCTACGCCGATTCTACGGATCCTTCCACGTGGGGGACTTTTGAAGACGTATGTCGTGCTTACAACGATCTAACCGGGTTCGACGGTACGGGATTCGTTTTCAACGGCGACGGAATAACCGGTATAGATGTTGACAAGGCTATCGATGAAAAAGGGAACCTTTCCGAAAAAGCCAGAAGAATTCTCGAATCGGTCGAAGGATATGCGGAACGCTCGCCGTCAGGCACGGGCTTCCATATCATCACCCGCGCGAACACCCGTAACATAAAGAAAGACGGAGTCGAGATATACGGTGAAGACCGTTTCTTCACATTCACTGGCGCACAGCTGAACGGGCATAACCTTATCCCGTCTGCGGAACAGAATCTTGATGCATTCCACGCCATTGCATGGCCGGATAAACCTATCTCCGCCCCATCGGAAAAGCACGCGCTCGACGAAGCAACGGTACGCCCGCCCTTGCCACGCACTATCGAGCAGATGCGGCAGACCCTTCAGTTCATCGAAACGCCCGATGACGAGCCTTCGGCGACTGAACTGATATGGGCGATCCATCACCAGACTAACGGGTCTGAAGAAGGGCTGGCGCTTGCTCACGACGCCTGCTCAGGTGAAGTGAGAAGTGAGCCTGTCCATTCCAAATACGACTTTGACTATGTCGAAGAACGCTGGAAGCGTTCGGACGACCAGAAAGGAAACCTGAAGACATGGCGCAGTATCGAAAGGGAAGCGAAAGCTAATGGGTGGTCGGGTCTTTCCGAAGCGGAAGAAGTTATCGCCCAGCAAAAGCCCCTTGAAACCGGGTTCGTGCAGGCAGCCGCCTTCGCGTCGTCCATCAAGGAAGAATGGCTGATCAAGAAAATAATTCCAAAAAACGAAATGACGGTTCTGTACGGCGATCCGGGTTCGTCCAAATCCTTCTTCGTACTCGATCTCGCCATGCACATCGCGCGAGGTCTCGACTGGCGTAACTTTCGTACGAAGCGGGCGACAGTAGCCTATATCGCCGCTGAAGGGGTTTCTGGCTTCTCCAAGCGCCTGCAAGCCTACGCCAAAGGCCACGGAATTGATTTGGCTTCCATCCCGTTCTACGTGCGTGGCGGTTCGTTCAAGCTTGTCGAGCAATGCCTTGCCACTGTGGAGGAGATGAAGAAGATCGGCGCCTCTCTCGTCGTCATTGATACGCTAGCCGCTGTTACACCCGGCGCCAATGAGAATACGTCTGAAGATATGGGACAGGCGCTTTTCTGCGCGAGCCTCATGCAAGCGGCCGGCATCACCGTGATTCTTGTGCACCACACAAACAAGACGGGCGATGTACGGGGCTGGTCGGGCGTACGGGGCAATACTACCAGCATGATACGTATCGAGCGCAAGGAGGATGCCCGTACCGCGCATATCGAAAAGCAGAAGGATGAGCAGGATGGCGGAGCCTTCGGATACAGGCTCCGGGTTATCGA